TGATAATGCTACTGACCTGGCTGCTGGTACTTTTGATGGTACTGGTAACTTGGACATTGGATTTGACTCTTCTGAGCATGATCCTATTGATGTCCTTGGTCACATGGCTCGTCTGCTTGATGAGCAGAATGTACCTGAAGAAGGTCGCTGGTTCCTTGCAAGTCCTGACTTCTATGAAGTCCTGGCTTCAAGTTCTTCCAAGCTACTTTCTGTAGACTATAACGCAGGACAAGGATCTATTAGGAATGGTCTAGTATCTTCTGGACTATTGCGTGGATTTAATATGTATAAAAGCAATAACATTGCTGATACATCTAATGCAGCAGGTAAGTGCATTGGTGGTCATATTTCATCTACTGCAACTGCTCAGACAATCACCAATACAGAAGTATTGCGTGATCCTGATAGCTTCGGTGACATTGTACGTGGTCTTCACGTATATGGAGCCAAAGTCCTTCGTGGTGAAGCATTAGTCTCTGCCTTTTATGGTATTGACTAGTAAAACTAAGGCTAGGGGGTCACATTGTGGCCCTCTATGCTTTTTTTGGAGCATTTTATGTCTCAAATAGGTTCAGAAGAAAATCCTGTTATGTTTCGTAAAGCGATTGTTTCTAAAGAAAGTCGTTTTAGAAAAGGATTTAATAAAAAAAAATACGATGAAAACTATGACAAAATTTTTAATCGTGTATCTGAATTTGATATCTGTAGAAAAAAAAGTAAAACTTTTTCCAGTGCTCAAGAGTAACTTTTATGGAAGTTAATTCTGTACTTGATACATCTTTAATATCCTGGCAGAAAGTAGCTATAAAAAAGCAAGAAAGTTTGCGTACTGGAGGAGAGGGACAAGTTATTAAAGAAATTGCTGAAACAATAGAACCTCTTCTTTATATACAGAAAGATGGAAGGCTAGAAATAGAAAAACTTTCTAGTTCACACAAAATAATTAATCTTCTTGTTTAAGGAGAAGAAATATGGCGCATAAGCAAAAAAAGATGGGTGGTGGTATGTCTAAGCAACAAATGATGGGTGGTGGTAGAGCTATGTATGGTTCTGGTGGCTATGCTTCTATCCATGAAATGGAAAGAGATTGCTCTAGAAAAACCAATGTAATGCCTTCTTCTAAAGGGTATGGAGATAAAGTTACTATCAAGGTAACTATATGAAAGTACCTGCTCCTAAAGGCTATCATTGGATGAAGCAAAAAGATGGTGGCTATAAAATAATGAAGCACAAAGGAAAGTTTGTTAAACATAAAGGGGCTAGTTTGGCAGTTAATTTTCCTGTGCAAAAACAACATAAAGCGTAACTATGGCTGAAACTTATCTTAATTTATGCAATGACTTACTTAGAGAGTTAAATGAAGTTACTTTAACTAGCACTACGTTTTCGTCAGCTATTGGTGTTCAGGCACATATCAAAGATAGTGTTAATAGAGCTTATCTTGATATTGTAAATGAAGAACCTCAGTGGCCTTTCTTAGCAACTGCACTTAGTGGTGCTACTGATCCTATGTATGGCAATGTTTATATAGAAACAGTTGCAGGTACAAGATGGTATTTACTAAAAAGTAGTAGCTCTAGTTTAACTACTGATTATGGGTCTATAGATTATGATAATTTTTTACTGACAACAGTAGGTGTATCAGGAGAATCTGCTCCTTATACTATGAGAAATTTACGCTTTACAACTACAGAAGAGTGGAAAGACTATTTTAGAATATCTCAAAATCAAGATGATGCTGATAGTCAAAACTATGGAGTTCCTTCTAGGGTTATAAAAAGCCCTGATACTAGAAAGTTTGGTTTAAGTCCTATTCCAGATAAAGTTTATCGTATTTGGTTTTATGCTTATGACTTACCTACTGAGCTTTCAGCACATGGAGATCAGTTAGTATTTCCTACAACTTATAAAACAGTATTGTTAGCAAGAGCTAGATACTATGTTCATCAGTTTAAAGAGAATCCTCAGTCAGCAGCATTTGCATTAGAAGACTATAAAAGAGGTCTTCGACTAATGAAGTTAAATTTAATGGAGTCTGCCCCAGGATATTTTAAAGATGACAGGATAAGGTTCGTCTAATGTCTCAACCCTTTGCCCTAGCATGTCGAGGTGGTTTGAATGTTAATTTGAATCAACTTGAAATTATGCGACAGCCTGGATTAGCTACAGAGTTATTAAACTTTGAAGTTGATCCTGATGGTGGGTATAGGCGTATTAGCGGCTTTACTTTATTTGGTGGAGGTTCTTCTGCAAGACCTAACTCTAGTAATAGAATACTTGGACTAGCTGTATATGCAGATGGCTTAATTGCTTGTTCAGGAACAGGTATATTTTTTAGTCAAGATGGCACTAGTTGGTTACAGATAAATAAAGCTAGTGTTTCAGGAAGTGGAGATAACTACAGTACATTTACAGGACGTTCTAATGATGCACGAACTAGTCAAGGACAATGTAGTTTTGCATTATTTGAAGGTACATCTGATTATGGTGAGATGTTAATCTGTGATGGAGCTAATAAACCTTTCTTTTTTAAAATGACAGGTACAGGAGCTTTAGCAGATAGAACTTTCTTTGCAGGTGAAATAACAGTAGACAGCACTACAGCTCCTACTGTTGGAGTAATACATGAGAATCATTTTGTTGTTGGTGGTGCTCCTACTGCTAAAAACAAAATATTCTTTAGCTCTACTCTTGATCCAGATTCATTTAGTGGGTCAGGAGCAGGGAGCATCCAGCTAACAGATGCTATTGTAGGTCTATCAAGTTTTCGTAGTGACTTAATTATTTTCTGTAAGAATAGTATTTTTAAACTAATTAATATTAGTGATAGTGACAATATTGCAATTGTACCTATTACACAAAATGTTGGTTGTTTAGATGGTAATAGTATTCAAGAAATAGGAGGTGATCTTTTATTCCTTAGTCCTGATGGTATTCGTACTGTAGCAGGTACAGCAAGAATTGGTGACGTAGAGTTAAGCTCTGTTAGTAGACAAATACAAAAATTAACAACCATTATTGCTAATGGTATAAACGATTTTGTAATTACTAGTGGAACACTACGTAGTAAATCTCAATATCGTTTGTTCTATACAAATGTTAGTCAAAGCTCTTCAGTATCAAAAGGTATTATAGGTACACTTACTCCTAATGGATTTGAGTGGTCTGAAACTAAAGGAATACAAGCTACTGGATTTGCAACAGGACTAGATAACGATGGTGTAGAACAGTTATATCATGGGGATAATGCAGGTTATATTTATAACCATGATATAGGAAATGTATTTAATCCTGAAGGCAGTGCTTCCAATGTAGAAGCACAATACTACACACCTGATTTAGATTTTGGAGATATTGGTACAAGAAAAACCATTAAGTACATTAAAATATCAGTGACTCCTGAAGGAACGATTCAACCAGAGTTAAATGTAAAATATGATTTTGAAAGTACAACTACTCCACAACCTCCTGTTTACACTTTAGATAGCATACCTTTACCTGCTACTTTTGGTAGTTCTGTATTTGGAACAGGAGTATTTGGAGCAGCAGAGAATCCATTAGTTAGACAAGCAGTAGAAGGAACAGGTAATACTGTAGCACTTAGAATTAAAAGTGATGATCAAAACTCTCCTTATTCAGTTAATGGGTTTTATATAGATTATATGCCAGCAGGTAGGAAATAAAATAAATGGCTTATTCATATACAAGACAAAGTACAATCTCTGATGGAGATACAATTACAGCAGCATTATTTAATAATGAATATAATCAATTATTAAATTCTTTTGCTTACTCTTCTAGTGATGCTGCTGCTACAGGACACAGACATGATGGTTCTGCAGCACAAGGCGGTAGTATTGCTAAGATTGGCGATCTTGATTTTTTAAATAAAATTGAAGCTGATAGCACTAATAATAGATGGGGCTTTTATGTCCAGGTATCTTCAAGTGCTGTAGAGCAAGTAAGAATACAAGATGGAGCTATTGTACCTGTTACAGATAATGATATTGACTTAGGTACAAGCTCACTAGAGTTTAAAGATCTCTACGTTGATGGTACTGCTTATGTAGATGCTATTAATTTTAATGGCACTGCTATTTCTTCTACTGCTGCAGAGTTAAATATTCTAGATGGAGTTACCTCTACTGCTGCTGAACTTAATATTCTTGATGGAGTAACTAGTACAGCCGCAGAACTTAATATTCTAGATGGTGTTACAGCTAGTGCTGCTGACATTAATTTAATTGATGGAATTACTAATGGT